AGAAACGGAGAGATATGGCAAACGAACAAAATTTAGTAAGTTTTAAGAAAGGTCAATCAGGCAATCCAAATGGTCGACCAAAGAAATACGTTACGTTGTTAAAAGAATCAGGTTATAATATGACCGAGATTGGAATAACGATTCGCAAAATGCTTGCTATGAATATTGACCAACTTAAAGAGATATTTGATAATCCTGAAAGTTCAATATTAGAAAAGACAATTGCTGGAGCAATGAATAAGTCTTTAAAGAACGGCTCTTTATATTCGATTGAAACTTTATTAAGTAGAGTATTTGGAAAGCCAAAAGAATCGGCTGATATAAAACAAGATACTGAAATAACTATAAAATTTGCCAATGGAGATTATCCTACCGACTCCACACGAGGCGCAGAAAAAAGTATTACAGAGCAAGGCGAGGTTTAGAGTGCTTATGTGCGGGCGAAGATTTGGCAAGTCATTGATTAGCCAGGTCATCACTTGCGTGGAGGCATTACAAGGAAAGTCAGTAGCTTACATAACTCCGACCTACAAATTAGCCAAAGTCTTTTTTGATGATATTGCTTTAATACTTCCGCCCGAAGTAGCAACTTCTAACATATCAGATTTGACTTTTAAATTGGCTACGGGTGGAGTCATTCGATTTTATACGGGCGAAAGATTGGACAATCTTCGAGGTATGCGATTCCATTATGTGATTATTGATGAGGCTTCATATATTCCCGATTTAGAGAATGGTTGGAATAATGCGATAAGACCTACATTAACCGATTACAAAGGCAAGGCGCTATTCCTATCGACTCCGAGAGGCAAGAATTACTTCTATTCTTTGTATTTAAAAGGCTTAGAAGCCAACGGAGAATGGGAATCTTTTAAATATTCGACTTACGACAATCCATATATTGCAAATTCCGAAGTCGATTCAATTAAGCAATCAGCTATCCCCGTAGTATTTGAGCAAGAGTACATGGCTAACCCAGCTGAGAACGCTGCGAATCCATTTGGAAGTGAGTCAATTCGTAAGTGTACATCGGACTTATCTACCAACATTGTTAAATGTTACGGAGTCGATTTGGCAAAGTACTCAGATTGGACTGTAATTATCGGTTTAGATAATAGTGGCAATGTAGCATATTATGACCGATTTCAGAGAGATTGGGCAAGCACTCAGAACATTTTACGCAATTGTCCAAAAGCACCGATGTTAATTGATAGTACTGGAGTAGGTGACCCGATAGTCGAGCAATTACAACGGGAAGGCATGGACATAGAAGGCTTTAAGTTTACAAGTCAAAGTAAGCAAGAATTAATGTTAGGTCTTCAAGTGGCAATCCATCAGGAACGGGTGCATTATCCTGAAGGAATGATTAAGAATGAATTAGAAGTTTTCGAGTATCAATACACATCACACGGAGTAAAGTATTCAGCACCTACGGGATTTACGGATGACTGCGTATGCGCTTTAGCATTAGCATGGCGCAAGTTTGATTTTAAGTCAGGAACGGGGAGATACAACTTTGTTTAATTAGCTATTTATAAATATGAACTGGAAAGATGTCACGGTATGGCAATGGCAACAAATTCAAGTTTTATCCGATAAAAAGGATTCAATCAAAGATTATGATTTAATTCTTGAAACGGTTGCAATTTTACAACATAAAACAAAGCAAGAAATTCTTGCATTAGATAAAAATAAAATAAACCAAATAGTAAAGGACATTGAGTTTTTAAATAATTCTAATCCTGAAATTAAGGCGGTTAGTTTTATAAAGGTAGGAAAGAAAAAGTATAAATGTAATTACGATGCTAAGTTTAGTCCAGCTGGTAGATACATTGAAACTAAATATTTCTTAAACGATATAAAAGCAAACTTACATAAGATAGGGGCATCAATGGTTTTACCGATGCGACCTACTTGGCGAGGATGGAAAGAAGATAAATACGAATCTAAATATCATATTGATTATGCTGAGGATTTATTATCAGCACCATTTGAACAAGTCTTTGGAAGTGTAATGAATTGGATTACTAATATTAAAAACCTTGATTCGGGATTTAAAGGATTATTTAATTCAGAAGGGAAAGGAGAAGTTGAAGATTCAAGGCAAGTTAAAAATAGTTTTATGAATCAGTTTGGTTGGATATATCAAGCTTCATTGATTAGTGAACACGAAAAGATTAAACTTGAAGATGTATTTGAATTACCAGCAATTCAGTTTTTAAATGATTTAAGTTATATATCGGCTAAAATAAATTACGATAACGAACAAAGAAAAAAGATAAGTGGCAACAAATATAACTAAGGAACAATTAGCCAATTTAGATGTACTTGAAATAACGGGCAAAGATGCAAGTTATTACGGTACTCCTAAAGCGTTAGATTCAGTTGGTAAATTATTAGATAAGTCAGTCGAGATATTTCTTAGAAGGGCAATCGCTAAAATCAATCAAAAGAAAAGAATTGATAAAGGCAATATGCAAGATATTAGGGTAATTCGAAGAGAGTTCTCTAATGGTAAATATAGATATGATATTGGATACGAGGAATCAAATCCAGCAAGTGAATACTGGGCATTCCAGGACAAAGGAGTTAAAGGAGTTACAAGTGGGCAACCATCAAGCAGTCCTTATGCTTTTGAAAAATTAACCGTTGGTGGCGAGTTCTTAGAAAGATTAATTGAATGGTATGCAAGTCATAGGAACTATATTAAAAACGAAGACCAAAAAAAGAATTTAAGAGGTCTTCAAAAAAAAAGAGCAAAACTTGGAAACATTGCTGAAAACAAAGTTAAGGGTATTGCTTATGCGACTGGATTAAAAATTAAAAGAGAAGGCTTACCAACAATAGGATTTTCTAAAGCTGGATATGATGCTGCATTTAATGAGCAGTTTTTTAAGAATCTTGCTAAAGCATTAGGAAAGGATATTAAAATAAATATTGTAGAAACAATAAATGTTAAACAAAAATAATAATGGCAGTTACAAGCATTACCGCACCAGCTTCATATACTTCGGCTCACGATAGTCTTTGGCATATAGCATCCTCAACCAACGTTTCAGAATCCTCATTTAAATATGTATTTGATTTACAAATTGGTGGAGCAGACATTGCCACACTTAAAAATTATCCAGACTCAGGAGGTTATGGTGTACTCGATGTCGCTCCCATTGTCAGAAACTATCTTGCAAGCGGTTTTAACCCATCAGGAAGTTCACTCTTACACTTCGCTGGTTCATTCTTATTCGTTGACTATACCGTTTTATTCGGAGAAGAATGGTTAGGACAAGAGCCAATACTAAATCAAACTTCGGCAACTGCTAAAGGATGGAACTATTCACTAAATCCTTTTAGAACTTCTATTTCTTATTATGCAAATAAATTTTTAACGACAAGGGATAGGACTGCTGGCGAGGTAATAAATGGCGAGAAGTTTTATATTACTTATTTCAATGCCAACTTATCAGCAGTAACTGCAACAATTCAAAAGATAAATGAGGATGGAAGCAATAGCGGAAGTCCATCAACGGGTGCAACATTATCAAGCCTTTCATCTTTGCTTTTAGATTTAAGTCCAAGCGCAATTAATACTTATTTAGGTACTTCATTTATCGCCTCCACTACCTACGGATACAAAGTAACGATTGGCTCAGATACAATGATAATGAAGCAAGTTTGTGCGCCAAGATTTACTCCAGTTAAATTAGTATTTCAAAATCAATTCGGAGGTTATGACACTTATGCTTTTCGCTTACTTAATCGCCAACAAAAGAATTTTAAAAGAACGACTTATCAAACTGCTGATTATCAAAGGAGCGGAACTTCAATGGCTTTTAAAAATAGTTCGGGAGTTCATTACGGGGGAGTGCAAGCATTAGCCACGCAGATTGATTGGAGTTACCTTGTGACAAGTGATTATGTATCGGCAATAGATTATGCTTTGGGTGCTGAATTACTTGCTTCAAACGAGGTTTATTTACATATCACGGATGGAGGTTCTGAAGACTATTATCCTATTGTTATGAAGGACACTAACTACCAAGAAAAGGTTAGCACTTCGGACAAGTTATTTAACTATCAACTTCAGTTTGATTTAGGTCAAAAACAATTTAGCCAATTTAGATAATGATAACCGAAATAATAATTGAACAACAAAGGCTCGATTTATTTGAAGATATAGGGGCAGAACTAAACTACGCAATAGATGACATTAAAGACTTTTCAGCGAGGAATACAAATTATTCTAAAACGATTAACGTACCTGGTAACGCAAATAATAATAAAGTGTTTGGTCATATCTATAATTTTACCAGTGGTAACATTAAACTTACTGATGAAGACGGCCAAGATACTTTACCAAATGTGGGTTATAATTTTGACCCGACCAAGCAAGCAAATTGTCAGATATTTGTCAATAAGATTCAAGTATTTAAGGGAGTTCTTCGCCTTTTGGAGATAACAATTCAGAACGGAGTTATTGAATATCAATGCGCAGTATTTGGGGAGTTAGGCGGATTCGCCTCCGCAATAGGAAACGAATTGCTTGAGGATATGGATAACTTTAATGTTTATAATCAGCAATGGAATAAAAATACGGTTGTCAACTCTTGGGATGCTTCAGGTGTGGCAAGTGGTTTAGGCATTGTTTATCCTTTAATTGATTACGGTAATTGTAAACACGGCACAAAAGATTGGCATTTAGATTCGTTTAGACCAGCATTTTTTGTCCACGAAATAATGGATAGTATTATTACTAATTCAAATTACACGTATACTTCTGCATTTTTTGATACTCCTTATTTTAGAAGTTTAATCATTCCAAATAACAAAGCAAACCTTGAGCAATTAACACAAGATTTATTGAGAGTCGGAAGCATTGCAAGTTTAGAGGGTGGCGAAAATACAAGTGCTTCGGGAGATTTAGCATTTAATGTAATATCAAATTTAGTTTTATTTTCAAAAAATGAGGCTAATACATCGTTTACATTTATAGCACCAGGCACTAATAATACATTAGGTAAAATTAGATTATCAGGTAGTGTAACATTGTCAGAACCTGGTACGATGACTATTCAATTATATCAGTCTGCATCGATAGTTTACGAAGAAACATACACGACTTATGTCAATTATCAGCAAATTCCTATTGATTGGCTTGTAACTACTTCATTAGATTTAGGAGATATATTAAGTGTTAACGCATCATTTACGGCATCAGAAACTAATGTACATTTAGACCCTGATTTAATTTTAGAATTTGTTTCAGATTACGCTCAAAGTGCTGATGCTACGATAGACATTGTATTAAATATGAAGCATTTATTGCCAAAAGGAATTCAACAAAAAGATTTCTTTGCTTCAATATGTAGAATGTTTAATTTGTATGTTTATGAAGACCCACAAAAAACAACGCATTTATTAATTGAGCCTTATATTGAATTTTATAGGAGAGGTGCTGGGTTCTTAAAAGTAAACGATGTCGGCGAGTTATTATTGCACGGTGAAACGGGAGATACTACGGGTTTACTTTTACTTTCAGACCCTATTGCCGATTCAATTGATTGGTCAAATAAGGTCGACTATTCAAAAGAGATTTCGATTAAACCAATGTCGGAATTAAATGCGAGGTATTATGATTTTCTTTATACTGAAGATGATGATTATTACAATGAAGCCTATAATAAAAAATACAATGAAACCTATGCAGATAGAAAGGAAGATACAAGATTCCAATTTGCTGAAGATAGGTCGGAAACTAAAATCATTTTTAGTCCAAGTATTTTAACTGCTTCAAATGCAGATACTAAATTAAGGGCAAATTTATTTAAAGCAACGAATGATGTTGAAGAACGCAAAGACAATAATATCCGTATTATGTTTTTTAAAAAATCAACAAGTGATAGCAGTTACCATATTAAAGGAGTCTATCCAGCTAATAATAATTTAACAAGTCCAGCAATTAGCACCTTTGGATATGCTGGTCATTTAGATGACCCGATAGAGCCAACATTAGATTTAAATTTTGGAGCGCCAAATGAATTTTATTTTAAATTAGAAAATCCTTATCCATCTGCTAATTTATACAATGCTTGGTGGGATGAATATTTGGCAGAAATAATAAACAAAGATAGTAAGCTATTAAGTTGCTATTTATATTTAACCGTTCAGGATATTCATTCGCTTGACTTTGCTCAACTGATTTATATTGATGGCGCATTATGGAGATTAAATAAAGTAATTGACTTTAATCCGAGTATTCCTAAAACAACCAAATGTGAATTGTTAAGAGTAATTGAATTATTTTATCCAAGTTAATAATGGCTCAAAAAGAAAATGTAATAATTACCGTTGAAGCAAAGACTGGAGATTCCGCTAAAGATGTAGGGAATTTAAAAGACAAAATTGACGAAGCTGGTGAAAGTGCCGAGAAAGCTGGTAAAAAAGCAGAAGGAAGTAAAGGAGCATTTAGTTCTTTAGGGCAAGCAGTTAAGACACTTGCGAGTGCATCTATTATATTAAAAGTATTTGAAAAGTTTGGAGAAATACTTTCAGGCAATTCAAAGATTACAAATATCTTAGCAGTAGCAACCGAGTCGCTTTCTATAATAGTTAGTGACTTTGTTGGTTTTATTGTTGGCAATACTGATAAGGTAGTTAATTTCTTTAAAGATGCTTTTGAAAGACCTGGAGAATTTGTAAAGACTTTAGCTAAAAATATACAAGATAATTTAATTGAAAGATTTAATTCTCTTTTAGAAGTAAGTGGGTTTTTAGCTTCAGCATTTAAAAACTTATTTGCTGGAGAATTTGATAAAGCATTAGAAAATGTAAAAGATGCCGCCAAAGAATCGTTAGATGTAGTAACGGGTATTGATGATACTGGAGATAAATTAGTTGAGGCGGGTAAAAAGGTTATTGATTATACTAAAAATGTAGTAAAGGCTGCAAAGGCAAACGTTGATTTACAAAATAATGCAGAATTAGCCGCAGCGAGATTAAGTGGATTAATTGAAAAATTTGATAGGGAAGCTGAAAAGCAAAGGCAAGTTAGAGATGATACAACCAAATCGGTAGCGGATAGAATTAAAGCTAATGAAGAATTAGGAAAAGTTTTAGAACAATCACAAGAAGCACAATTAGCACAAGCATCATTATTAATTCAAGCGGCAGATGCTAACTTAAAAAAAGATGCTGATTCAATAGCATTTAATAAGGCAAAGATTGAAGCAGAAAATCAATATGCGGCAGTTTTAGCACAAGTTGAAGGATTTAGGTCAGAGCAATTAATTAATCAAACAGGATTATTATTAGAGCAACAAAATCTTGAAAAGACAAGAATACAAAATCAAAGTCTTTTATTGATTGCTCAAAAGAAAGCTAATGCAGATTTAATAGTTGATGAATTAGATAAGGCTCAACAAAAAAGAAAGATTTTAGATGAGGAGGCAAACGTTGAATTAAAGCGATTACAAGATAATATTAACATAGCTGGTTTAGGAACTCAAGCAAGGGTTGATGCAGAAATTGAATTTGCAAATAAGAAACAAGAAATTGAGGTAAATAAATTAATTGCTGATAATGAGATTAGAACGATTTATTATAATAGGCAATTAGAGGATTTACAATTTATTCAAGAAAATGAACTTGCTAAATTTGATGCTAAACGTGAAGCGGTTGAGGCTGAAAAAGAATTAATTAATAAGCAATACAAAGACAAGTTAATAAGTGAAAGGGAATACAATAAAAGAGTAAAAGAATTAAGTCTGCAAAGAAAGGAAATTGATAGAGCGGAACGTGTACAAAAAGAAGAAAACGCTAATGCAATCGGTGGAATATTAGGCGCATTATCAGGATTGGCAGAGCAAGGAACTGCGTTACAAAAAGGATTAGCTTTGGCTCAGGTAGGAATTGACACGGCTACTTCTATTTCTTCTTTAATGGCAGTTTCAGAAGCAAACCCATTAAATACTTTAACTTTTGGAGGTGCTGGTATTGCTCAATATGCGGCAGGTATTATTAGAATACTTGCAAACGTTGCTCAAGCTAAAAGTATTTTAAGTGCAGTTCCAGGTGGAGGCTCAGCGCCAAGTACAAATATTTCCGTACCTACGGCAGAAGCGCCAGTAACTCCAAGTTTTACTCCTAATGCACCAACTGCTTTAGACCAAACTTCAATTAATGCCATAGGAAATATTAATACACGGGCATACGTTGTCGAGTCAGATATTACGGGAAGTCAAAAAAGAATACGGAGAATCGAAAACTCTGCAAGAATTTAAAAACAAATAATATGAAATTACCAATTTATCAATTAGAAATAAGCGAGGATTTAAATGACGATGTCGAGGTTGACTTTGTTGCTTTAGTAGATAGACCAGCAATCGAAAGAGATTTCCTAAAGTTTAAAGAAGACAAGGCTAAATTTGTTATTCAGTCCGAAGATAGAAGAATCGTTTCGGGTGCTTTGATGTTGGCCGATACTCCTATTTATCGCAATGACCAAAATGGCGAGTACTATGTTACCTTTACTAAAGATACGATTGAGAAGATAGCGCAAAAGTTTTTTAAGAAAGGTTATCAGTCAAACGTAAACTTAATGCACGATGAGGCTTTAGCAGTTGAAGGGGTAACGATGTATGAATCGTTTATCGTAGATTCATCACGGGGAGTTATGGCAATGAAAGGATTTGAGGATGCACCTGAAGGCTCTTGGTTTGGTAGCTTTAAAGTTGAAAATGAATCGGTTTGGAATAAGATTAAATCAGGCGAGTTTAAAGGATTTAGTGTTGAGGGCATATTTAATTATAAGAAAGAAAAGCAACCAATGAGCGTAGAGGAATCGCTATGGTCTGAGATATGTTCGATTTTAGAACAAGTTAAATGATAAAGTATTAACAAATAAGTATTTATAATCAAACAATAGTAAAAACAATTTATGAACGTTTCAGAAGCAATTGAAAAAATTAAAGTTATGTTAGCGGATAACTCCGTTGAGCAAACTGAAGAAATTGCACCTGAGCCAGCGACTCAATTGGTATTCGAAACTTATGACCTTAAAGATGGTAGTAAGATTGACTTATCAGCATTAGAGATTGGCGCAGATGCTATGCTTGTTGACGATTCAGGTAACTCAGTTTCTGCTCCCGATGGCGAGTATGAATTAGCTGATGGTACTATGATGACCGTTGTTGGTGGTAAGGTTGAAGGAATTGAAACTCCTCAAGCCGAAGAACCAACTTCAGAAGAAGCTCCTATGGAAGCCGATTCTCAATTTGATGAAATGAATGCTACTATCACTTACTTGCAAGCCGAGAATGAGGCTTTGAAAAACAAGTTGGGAGAATTAGAAAGCAAATTTAATCAAGGATTTAGTGAAATGTTAAGCGTATTGGAAGGATTTTCTAAGACTCCAGTAGCTGACCCTATCCAAAATCCAAAAAACAATTTTAGAATCGTTGAGCCAAAGGCTGACAAAATAGAGCGATTCTTGGAAAGAGTTAAAACTTTAAATTAAAAATTTTAAAAAACAAAAATTATGGCATTTGTTGTAAGTACATTAACGGATTACGCCAAAGAAAACGAAGCTTTATTAGTAACATCTTCAGTTCTTGGCTCTAAAACTGCTACTTTGATTAAATCTCAAGGAAACGTTTTAGTTGGAGTAAAATCTTCTGAGAAAATTGGTATCATGGATACTGATGCTTTCTTTCAAGATGATAGCGATTGCGGTTTCAACGCATCAGGTACAACTACTTTCACTCAAAGAAGTGTAACGGTTGGTAAAATTAAAGTACAAGAGGCACTTTGTCCAAAAGGATTAGAGTCTAAGTATTTGCAAAAAGCATTATCTGCTGGTTCTATGTATGATTCAATCGCATTCGCTGCTGATTATACTTCTAAGAAAGCATCTCGTATTTCTTCTCAATTAGAAACTGCTATTTGGACTGGAGATACTGCATCTGCAAATGGTAACTTAAATAAGTTTGATGGTTTTGCTAAGTTAGTTGCTGCCGCTTCGGCTTCAGTTGTTCACGCAAACACAACTACTTATTACGGAACTCCTTTGGCTGCTTCTGCTGGTATTACAAGTGGTGTTGTTGTTGCAGTTTTAGACGCAGTTTACAAGGCTATCCCAGCGCAAATCGTTGATAAGGATGACGTTGCAATTTTTGTAGGAAACGATGTATTCCGTACTTACACTATCGCATTAAAAAATTCAAATTTATTCAACTATACTTTTGATGGTCAAGCAACTGGAGAATTAACTTTGCCAGGTACTACTATTAAGGTTATAGCAGTTCAAGGTTTGAACGGAACTTCTAAGATATACGCTGGTCGTATTTCTAACTTGTTCATCGGTACTGACTTATTGAACGAAGAGGAGCAATTTGAATTGTTACATGACCCTTATGCAATGAACATTAAGTTCATGGCAGCGTTTAAGTTCGGTGTGCAGTTTGCATTCCCTGATGAGATGGTTGATTTCATCTTAGCTTAATAATCTTACAAATAAGTTCGGGGAGTATCGCTTGGATGCGACTCCCCTAATTTTAACACTTTAAAGAAAAATAATTATGCCGTGTGCTTTAACTCAAGGATATTCTTTAGATTGTCGTGACTCATTAGGTGGAATAACAGAAGTGTATTTTATCGAAAAAGGAAATATTAGTGCAATTACCGTTGCTTCGGGTTCGGTTTCAGCATTAACTAAAGTAGCTACTAAAAGATTTTGGAAATACGAATTAGTACCTGGTACTGCTTCATTGACTGAAAACATTAATGCTAATGTCCAAAATGGTACGGTTTTCTATGCTCAAGAACTATCGATAGTATTGAACAAATTACAAGTGTCAACAAGAAATGAAATTCTTTTGTTGGCTCAAAATACGTTGTTATGTGTTGTAAAAGACAATAACGATAACACTTGGTTGTTAGGTCGTGTAAACGGAATTAACATCACTGGTGGGAACGGTGCAACGGGTACTGCTCAAGGAGACCGTTCAGGTTACACTTTGACTTTCTCCGCACAAGAGAAAGAATTAGCCCCAACGGTAGCATCAGGAGTTTATAATGCCTTGACTACTCCAGGTTAATAAGATAGTCGTTTGGTTGACGGGTAAGGGGGAGGCTGATGCTTCCCCTTTTTTTATATAAGAAATTTTGTTAATGCTATTTATATTTGATGATACATTTAATCAAAGGTCAAGTCAATAAAATAATATTAACATTAAGCGAGAAGGCAACTCTTACTTCGCCTAATTATTTATTCTATTTTAAGTCAAGGAATACAAATGAAACGGTGGCATTTGTGATTTTAAACAATGCCGATTTATCTACTTACCCTGAAAGATTCAACGCTTTTAATATAACGGTAAGTTCTTATTTTGCAACTAAATTACCTGGCGAATGGTCATATCAGATTTATGAGCAAACTTCAACTTCCAATTTAATCCCATCGCAAGCGACTTCAATGCTTGAAAGTGGGCAAGCAAGTTTAAACGACACAAGTCAATTCAGTTTTACTACTTATAGCAACCAAACAAACACTTACAAAGTAAGAGATATATGAGCAATCAATTAATGGTTTTAACTTTTGCGGAGGCAAGACAACCTGAATATCGGGAGAAGAAAGGCGAAGGAGAAGGTTACATTGAGTTCGGGAAAAAGAATGATTATCCTAACTACTTGGTCGATTTATTTAATAAGTCTGCCAAGCATAATGCGATAATTAAAGGAAAGGTCAACTACATAACTGGGAACGGCTTCAAAATCAAAGAGGGTATCGACCCTATTGGTGAACAATTCATCGCACAAGCCAACCGAGTGGAGTCGTTGACCGAAGTATTAAGAAAGGCATCTATTGATATTGAATTATTTGGAGGCGCTTACTTGCAAATTATATGGAGTGTAACGGGAGAAAATCTTGCTGAGGTTTATCACGTTGATTATACTAAGATTAGAACCAATGCTGACAATACTCAGTTTTGGTATTCAGAGAATTGGGAAGATAGGAAGTACAAAAGGGAGGTTTACAATGGATTTAATTCTCAGTTAAGACAAGGCACTCAAATAATGTATTTGAAAGAGTATCGACCTAACTTAAATGCTTACGCATTACCAGGTTATTTTGGTGCTTTAAATTACGTTGAATCAGATATCGAAATATCTAAGCACGTTTTAGGTAATGCACAAACGGGATTTAGTGCAAGCAAATTAATTACCTTACCAAATGGCGAGCCATCAGATGATGAGAAGCGCCAAATTGAACGCAAGTTTACTGATAGGTTTACGGGAAGTGATGGCAAGAAGTTTATACTTTCATTTGTAAACGATGCTTCAAGAAAGCCAGTTATTGAGGATTTAGGGGCAAGTGATATCACTAAAGAAGATTTCGGAAATGTAGATAAAATGATTCAGCAGAACATCTTTGCTGGTCATCAAATTACTGCTCCCGATTTATTTGGTATTTCAACTCCAGGTCAATTAGGAACTCGCCAACAAATGCGAGATTCTTATGAGATATTTAAAAATACTTACGTTAATGATAAGCAAATATTTCTTGAGCAAGTATTCAGTTTACTTGCCAAATTACACGGTGCTAATTCAGAACTCCAAATCGTTCCAGTCGAGCCGATTGGCATAGAGTTTGACGGCAATATTATAGCCGCTAATTTAACCAAAGACGAGATTCGTGAAAAGTTGGGAGCGCCAGCATTAGAAGCTAAAACTTCTTCAAATTCTCAAGACATTACTGATGCAATCAATTCATTAAGTCCGTTGGTTGCTAATAAAGTACTTGAATCAATGACTGCAAACGAGATTCGTTCTTTGGTTGGTTTAATACCTGAGCAAGGTGGAGAAAATATACCAACTGTGACAAGTGGATTTAAGTTTAGCGAGGATGAGGTTGTAAGTGTATTTGAAGAATTTGGTGTTTCAAAACAAGACTATTCAATCTTTAAATCAAGAGAAGTATTTAGCCAAGTTCCAAATGAATTAGAGGAGTCTTTGCATTTAGAATTTGCTGAGGAAGTATTGTCGGGATTAGAGTCAAATATGTTGGATTTAATACAAAAAGACAAGAGAATAACTGCTGAAATAATTGCTGGAACTATTGGGGTAAGTCTAGATATAGTAAATCGAGTTTTAGATGGGCTAGAAAAGCGTGGTATTATTGGAAGCACCGTATCTAAAGGCATAACTGAAAGAAAATTATCTAAGCCACTATCACAATTGGATGCTCCTAAGCCAACTACTTCAAGTTTTATGATTAGGTATTCATACGAATGGAGAAGCGATATACCAAGCAGTGAAAGGGATACATCAGCGCACCCAAGTCGTGTATTTTGCAAACGAATAATGCAATTAGATAGGTTGTATTCAAGGGCAGAGATTGAAACTATTTCAGCACGATTAGGATATAGCGTATTTGATAGGCGAGGTGGTTGGTGGACAAAGCCAAACGGACAAGCTTCGCCAAGTTGCAGACATCGTTGGTTTGCTCAAACGGTAATTAAGAAAGGATAATATGAAGAATACATTATTTATAGGAGCAAACGCAATCAAAGAAAGAACGGCAGTTCATTCTAATATTGATGACAAGTTAATAATGCCCGAAATAAAAACGGCTCAGGATATGTATATCTTGCCAGCACTTGGAACGGCTTTATATGTTAAACTTCAAACGGGTATTGAAAATAATACTTTAAGCAATTTAGAAACGGCTTTATTAAATGATTACGTAACAGATGCGTTAGTTTATTACGTATTGTCTGAGTTACCAGTTGGTTTATCTTTTCAGTTTTATAACAAAGGATTAGTTCGCAAGACTTCAGATAATAGCGACCAACCTAATATGCAAGATTTAATCGATGTAGCAAATCGTTATCGTTCAAGAGCGGAGTTTTATAAGCAAAGAATGATTAAGTACTTGCAAGAGGTAAGTACAACAAACTTATTCCCTGAGTATATCAATCCTGGCACGGGCATCGATACGATGTATCCTGAAAAAGATGGTTATCAGTCAAGCATATTTTTAGGCGATGAGAATAGTTTATTTGGAATGAGTTATCCTCAACACGTTTTAAAGAGCAAAAAAAATTATAATTATTAATATGCCTAAAGCATTCTCAACCAAAAACATAAACAAGTTAATTGTTTATCTAAACACAAATGGCAATAAAACAACTGACATTAAATCAAACAATCAAGCTGATAAGGGATATTGCCCAAAGCCACGACCAAATTAATACGGTCTATTTTGGCGATGTGTGGGAGTTTCTTTCTCAGCCTGATAATGTTTACCCATCAATGTTTTATTCGTTGACTGGAAGCCAAATAAACGGCAAAGAATTGACTATGTCATTTAGTTTATTCTTTCTTGATAGGCAACTGCAAGATGAAACTAACGAAACGGAGGTTTTGTCTGACCAATTACTAATCTGCCAAGATATTATTTCAATGTTAAAGCACCCGAATTTTAATTGGGAAATTGGCGAAGGGATTACATTAGAATTTTTTACTGAAAACGAGAAAGATTATTTGGCTGGAGTTAAGGCTGATATATCAATCATTTATCCGATGCTTTCAAATAGGTGTCAAATACCAACCGACTTTACATATCCAAGTTAAGAAATGGCAAATAAGAAAATAAACCAATTAGTCTCAAAGACTGCAATTTTATCAACCGATATTTTTGGTATTGGCGATGCAACTACGGGGCAACTATTTAAGAAGACTATTGCTGAACTTCAAGCTGCGATTGGTGGAGCAGTAATTTCGGTAAACGGATTAGTTGGAACGGTTGTCTTAGATACTGATGACATTCAAGAACTTGCCACTCCGACAAATAAGTATTTTACGGATGCAAGGGCGAGAGGTGCTATTAGCTTAACGGTAACGGGTAACTCAGGCGCATCTACTTACTCAAGTGGAACGGGTGTCTTAAATGTACCTACTTACACGCTTGCTGGTCTTGGTGGAATTAGTGCAACTTTCTTATCGGGAACTTCGGGCATTTCTTATAATTCAAGCACGGGTGTTATTTCGTATTCGGGAACGGTTTATACCGATGCTTCCATTCGTGCTTTATTAAGTGGAAGCACGGGAATAAGTTATAATAGTTCTACGGGTGCTATTTCTTATAGTGGCACGGTTTACACGGATTCTTCAGTTAGAGCATTGATTTCAATTACAACTACGGGAGATAGTGGCGCATCTACCTACAACAATACAACGGGAGTAATAAACGTACCTAATTACACTCTTGCTGGACTTGGAGGTATTTCTTACACTTCATTAAGTGGAGGCACAGGAATCACTTATAATAATACTACGGGTGCAATTAGTTATTCAGGTACGGTTTATACGGATGCAAGTGTAAGAGCATTAATTTCAGCAAGTGGAGCAGTTTCATATAATAATACTACGGGAGTAATTAGTCTTACAAGTGGTAATTTAACCGAAGCCACAAGTTCGGTCTTAACAATTACGGGAGGAACGGGTGCAGTTCTTGGCGCTGGAACTTCTATACAAGTTAAGCAAGC